AATCGCTCATCCCAACTCCTTCGCAACCTCAATAGCCGCAAGCGCGGCTCGGCCGCCTTCGCAGTCTTCCCACGAGTCTTCAGCGCACCACCGACAGCCCTTCATGTGCTCAAGTGCATCGAGTAGTGCTGCATGCGAGGCGGTGAGGGCAGCGACTGTCGATTTCAGGACGTATTCGATATCGTCGGCATCCTGCTTGTCTTCGCACCAAGTGACTTCCTCCAAAGTCGAGAACTGGATCTCTTCGGCAGGCAATCCATCGCCGAGAATTAGCCATATTGGGCTAGGTGCGCCGACTATCGTTGCACGGTCTTTGCTCATCACGCACCTCCCTTAGCCGCCGACTGGGCGGGAATATGTTTTCTCACGTAGGCCATTGCGGCATCCTTTGCATCGGCCTCCGTTCTCCCCTGTTCGTCGCAGGTATTCATGTGTGGGACCCCTGACCCCCATCCGGCAACCCAATACCAGCCGATTTTCCCAGTGATCCGAGTCGCATGCGCACTAACAACCGCGTACTTAATCTTTCCGTCGTGCAGGTAACTCCCGCGAGGTCCGGCGCCCACCCGCCGCAAACCAGTTTCGCTCGATTCTTTTTTCCATCGAAGTCTCACTTCACCTCTCCCCGTGCCAAATCTTCCATAGAATCCCCACTCGCTACCGGATGCATTACCTTCCTCGCGACAAACTGCTCGTGCGCGTCGCCAGCCTGCACTGAGTCCCATCGCGGATGTTTAAGTGCTTGCCTGATTGCATAGATGACGACTGCGGCAGCGAGTAGGCAGAAGGTGATGGCGATGTAGTGGGCGGGGGTCATGGGTTACTCCATTGGGAATGGCGAAGTCAGGACATTGGGTTCGCTGCGCACCGGGGCGACCTTTCCGTCGGGGCCTAAGCACATCACCCAGGTGCCTTGCGATGATGGCGATGAGAATAGGCCGTTAGGATCGGCCTGAGGCAGTGTCGCAACGCCGACGTTGGTGCTGGCGTAGCTAACCATCGACGGGTTCGTGTACTGGCTGGATTCCGGGATGCCGTATCCGACCGAATGGCACAGCAACTTGAGTTCGTTGTGCATGCCGACCAGATACGTGTACGTCGCGTAATTCGGGTTATCACGCAACTCGTAGATCATCTTGTAGTTTCGCTTCTCCGCGAAATTGACAATTGCTGGCATGCCGACCTGCGCCTGCGATTCGGCTTGAACCCGCTCCTGTGCCGCAGCCTCTTTCTGCGTGGCGGACGGCGCGTTGTCGCACGACTCGGCGGTGAGCACAAAGAACGCGGCGATTGCTGCAATAATGATTTTCCACATGACTTAGCCTCTCAGGGAGTTGTAAAACGATTGAAGATCGGCGGGCAACTGATTCGGATAACCTTCGGCCCGGTGAATGAACGTGGCGCGCAATGCAGATTTGGCGGCTGGATCGGTCGCGCCCATGTACTGATCGCGCAAGTTTTCAAGGTCGCGGCGCATGCCCTCGTTGTAGGCCTGGGACTGCTCGAACGTGTCGCGCCGAACCTGCTCATATCGCGGCGCGAACGTCTTGAACAAACCAAAGTCGAGAACATTGCCGAAGACCGCGAGACCGGCTATTCCAGCCAAGGCGAGCACAGCGATTCCTACGTACGCGAAAACTTTCATTTCTATCTCTCAATAAGAGGCGCCACGCTGCGCGCCGAGGGGGTTAGGCGTGTTCGGCTTCGAGGTGGGCGGTGGTGGTTTCGACGGGCTGGGCGCGGAGAACCTTTTCGTAGTCGGCCACGAGCACGGCGAAATTCCAGAGGTCCTTTTCCATGGCTTCGATGTAGTCATCGCTGCGCAAGAATTCTTCCATCCAAAACTGTTTGCCAACCACCTCAAGGGTGGGGCAGTACAGCCCTTGGTGCCACCACTTACGGCGACTAATCCACATGCCGCCCATCGATTGGTCGTGGACCTCTGACATGTCGTTGTCGATGTAGATCGATCGCAATTTGTCCGGCGCAATGAAGCACTTGTATTCGCTGCCGCCATCGTCGCCAATGAGGCCGTCGACGCTGACGCCGAAAATACCGTCGTCGGTGGTCATGAATCCAGCGCGTTTTACGAAGAGGCCGGTTCGTGCTTCGTGCTCCATTCTGGCGAGCGGCTCCAATTCGTGGCCACGGCGCATTTGCCATGTCTCGAAACCGTTATCCAATGCTTCGCCACTGATCCGCTCAATTGCGAGGCGGAATGCATAATTTTTGGCTTCGTCGGAGAAATCGCCGACCGGTAAGCCATCGAGTGCCTTGGCGACGGTTTCCGACTTCGGCGCGGCCTTGTATGCTGCGAGTGCCATTGCTATGGTTTGGCCCTTCCCGTCGAGCATGGCATTCACATAGATCGCCTGCTGATCGGTCAGTCCACCGACCTTCTTGCGAGCGATACTGAACATGCTGGCGGTTATCACGCCTGCTCGCGCCTTGTGCCATTCGGGGCTTCCCTGAGCGCATTCGTAGAGGATCATGATTGCTCCTGTGCCATCTGGCGTTGAAAGTCGGCTTCCAGATCGGCGTCGGCGCCGGCCTGGCGTTGTGCAGCTTTGGCGGCAGCAGCCTTCAGGATCGGGCCGCGTGCCTCGACAACTGCTTTGAACGCGTTGGCCGCAGAGACGTCTTTGGCGGCATTGATCTCTTTAATGCCAGTCGACCAGATCGACGCAAGTTCGTCGGCTGTCTTGGCGGCATTGGCGGCGGCCACCAGCCGGATAGCAAGTTCGCTAAGCGCTGGTTCACCAGCCTCGTCGTGCCGCAACTCTTCCGGCAGATCCTCAATATCCTGCGTAAAAATGTCGGACGCTGCAGTAACGTTGAGCGTCATTGCGATCATGGCGCGTTTGCAGGCCATTTTTAGGACGGTATTCGAGAGGTCTGCAGCCTCGGTGCGCACCTGCGTCGCCTTGTTGCCGTTCTTATAAAACTTGGTGCGGCGCATGTTTTCGGGCGTGAGGTTGAATTCCTCTACGCAGATTGCGCCACGCCACTTGTACTTTTCTTCGCCCGACGAGCACTCGCCCAGACCTTCGCCCAAAACAATGCCGGTCGTCTGGTGGCGGCCAACACAGGTCACGCGGTAGCGGGCGATATCGCCAGTCGACAGATCCTCGACGCGGTACTCTTGGGCGACGCGAAAGGTCACGCAGAGCACCTCGGCACCTGGCTTGTACAGCGTCGGCTTGGGCGTGCCGGGGATCGTGCCGTAATGCGTGTCGCGCTTCATGATGCCTTGCATGACCTCTTGGACAAGGTTCACGCGCTGGCGTATCTCGACCGCTGAGAAGCGATGTGTTTCGCCCGCCGTCAGGCCCGCGCTTTCACGGCGCGGCATTTCAATGATGTCGTTCATGCTGCCTCCTTAATCTTTTCGGCAATCGCGGAATGGTCAAACTTGGCAATCCAACGCACCACGTCATCGATATCCACGGCGAATTGCTCGGCCAGCGTGACGACGATTTCAAGATCGCCAGGGCCGTTCTCGGTGAAATTCACGCGGTCGCGGCGAGCCTGTTCCTCGGCTTGTTCAAGTTCGCGTTGGTAACGGGCGTCAGCCTCGGCTTGCTGGCGTTGCTGCTCGGCGCGATCAGCATCGATGCGAGCGTTTTCAGTCAATGCCTCGGCGTGATCCGCCTCAAGCTTTTGCTCTTGCTCAAGGCGCTCTTGAGTCTCGCGATTGATACGGGCGACGTTATCGGCGGCTTCCTGCTGACGCTGTAACTCGGCTTGCTGCCGCTCGATTTCTGCTCGATCGGCCTTCATCTGGGCGGCATGGGCTTCCTGCGATTGCTGTGCCGAGAGCATTTCCCGCATCTTTGCCAGTGATGCAGCCTTTACCGTTTCGGCCTCTCCAATAAACTCGGCGTAGGCATCAGCCGTAATTTCTTCGGCCTCTAGTGTTTCGATAATCGCCGTAACTTTTGCGGAACTCATGCCGACAGCGGCGCGAACGAAATCACCCAAAAACTCGATGTGCTCGCGAATCGCGTTGTGGCGGCGGCGCTCCGCTTGATCGCGGGCGAACTGCTCAGCGCGCCCCGTTTCCCGCTTGGTGCGTG